CGAGAATCTTTCTTCTTAACTGTTCTTTTCTTGCGTACAGCCATGAAATTGCTCCATAGTGCTGTGCCTTCCTGTAAGGCTATGCCATTTGACTGGCTGGAAGTCTGTCCTCCGGTTCTAGTAATACATTAAGGTTTCCGCAAACTACTTGTTGACTTCTCTCAACACATTTGCCGCATTTAGACCCCACTTTATGAATAAGAAAGGGGTCTCTTTCTAAGTCTTTACTGGATATATTGTTACAAATACAAATATACATAAAGACCTCTATAATAGGTGGGGGCGCGTTACGCTTTAAGGCAGAATGCTCACCCCCGGTGTTCGGTGAGGCGTAGTGCTTTTCTCGTAAAAAGTCTTACCTACTCCACGACAGTTTACCTCACCTTGGAAATAGTGGCCTTTTATCAAGGGAAAAAGCCTTAAAACCTACACCCGGATTAGATCCTTTTGATTAACGTGACGTGCATACACGGAGATGGTCTACGAGTTCTCTTCTCGCCAGCGTTTATGTTTTAGCGTCGTCTATAACCTGGAATACTCGACGTGCCCATAGGAATTGGTACCAGTTTATGGGGCAACGGGGTCATTAGCTCCCCAAGGGCAGTTTGTATCCGCATCGGACTGCCTTCCGAAGAGTCACTTATCGTAGCAACTACGCCGTCTAACTAGGAGGAAGTTAGAATCCTCCACTCATTTACGCCTGAGGGGTGTGGGCGATACTACATATAACTAGGTAGTATCTCTAGTGGATTCTAAACAAGAGCTCTCTTGTCTATGGATATTATTATAACGGTAAATAGGTTGCATGTCAAGAAGTATTTTTTCTTAGCTGTCAAAATACTTATCATAATTTGGATAAGGTATCTCAAACTGAAATATTTCTCCCTCATCATTGGTTATAGTGTAGGTGAAAGTAGCAGTGTCGAAACTGTCGTTTACTACCACGGAGATACATCTCTGTTTAACTTTTCTATACTTACTAAAATCAATAATATTAGAGGTAGTCTTCATCAGTTCCAAATCCTGCGGAGGTTAATGCGTCTCCGTCCCAATCAAATAAATCATTGTCGCCGTCATTGTAATCTTGTTCAATACGAATTTCGTTTACAATAACTTGCTGAACTAAGTCCCACGCATAATCTGCGCTAATTGAAAGCTGAACAGAAATTTCTGCTGCAATCTCCTCTGGTTCTTCGTCCCACATCGCTAAAACAATGCTCTCTGCTTCTTGATACAATCTATCCATCATACTTGTTTCTCTTTGTAATCCTTTATTGCGGCTTTTATAGCGTCTTCAGCTAGTACACTACAGTGAATCTTAACGGGAGGAAGTGCAAGTTCAGTAGCTAAGTCAGTATTCTTTATACTCCCTGCCTCTTCTAAAGTTCTACCCTTCACCCATTCGGTTAGTAAGGAGCTAGAAGCAATAGCGCTTCCACACCCATAAGTTTTAAATTTAGCTTCATCAATGATACCTTCTGCACTTACTGCAATCTGTAGTACCATAACGTCTCCACAAGCCGGAGCGCCTACCATACCAGTGCCCACGGATTGAGATCCTTTATCTAGCTTACCGACGTTGCGGGGATTGTTGTAATGATCCATAACTTGCTCGCTATATGCCATCTTCACTATCCTTTTTACCCGCTTGACGCTGTTTGGTCTCACGAATCTTTTTGAGTCGTTTAGTCCATCCTCTTGATAAAGTTTGGACGTTCATTCTAATTTTGCTTACCCGAGTCGACTGAGGTAACCCTTTAACTATGTCGTCCATCTCCTTAACACTCCTCATTAATTCATCGAACGTATCGTTATTCATTAGTCCCCCTCTCGAAGATGTAGCTCTTTCAAGTACTCACCTCCCTCCACGGTGGTTTCATTAAACTCTTCCCACCTTTTGATACACTTTCTCATACCAAAACACATCACTGAATTAACATGAAGAAATGCAAAGTCTTGCAACTCTTTTACTTCTTCACGCGTTAGTTGGCTTAACTTCTTACCGTAACTAAACTCAATAAACTCAAGAGCCATTATAGTATTTTTAACTTCTAAATGTTTTTCCGCCGACTCAAATAATCCTTTGTAGTGCCTCACCGTCCAATATCCTTAATATTTGATTTAGGTATAACCATATAACCACCCTTATTATAGGCTATTGCTACAGTGTAGTTCTTACTAACCTCTTGCTTATACGAAGTATCCGCTGGAGGTCTATACTTTGTCATAGGCGCAGAAGGATAATACTTATCCTCTCTAGCGGCTACAAGTAAAGGCTCGGAAGCGGGGCGAAACACTGGTTCGGTCTTCCGAGTCCTTTTCACACTACGCTTCCTGCCCGAGTAAGAGTAATTAATACTTCCTGAAATTACCATTGTTCTCCCTCTTAATATCTAATTATACTAGCAGAGAGGATTCTTGTCAAGAACTATTTTTCGTGTAGTGCCTTCACCACCTCTGCCCATTCTTCCTCTGTAACACCTGCGTGATGACCGGGGGCCGTTACCTTTTTCCACTTCGGGAGTTCGCCCGACGGGGCTGTATTAATATACCCGTCAGACGTTACTCTCAAATCTTCTCCATCACGACCACGTTCATCATTACCGTCTGCGTTTAATTCCGTCAGCGCTTGCTGAAGTAATCTATAGTTCGGATTCGACATATGCAATTACCCTATCAAAAGCTTCTTGTAAGTCATAAAGCTCTTCTTCAGCGGAAGGGTCGTTACCCTTAGCGCATACCGCCTCTAAATTAATGGAGACCATTGACCTCATTTCGAACAACTCATCACTAAAATCATCGTTAGTAGACATTTCACAAGCCTTGAAAAACTTACGCAGCTTATGTCGTACTTCAAAATCATTCTTACTGTCAAAGCTAAAAGAGATAGATTCATCATTGTGGTCACGGTCATTCATACTGAAATTAAAATTTCTCATACAGATACACCTCTCTTGATTAATTCTTTTCGTGCTTTCACACGGGTTTTACGCTCACCTGAACGTAGGTCAGCATCTGGTTTCGTGCACAGTTCCACAAGTTCAGAGGTTTTCACGCCTGCCATTGGGAATACTCGCACAGTCTTGACCTTAGTTTGTCGGTCAACAAATGTTTCATTAGGCTTGAATTTTACTGACATTTTAATTTTTTCCTTTGTTTGCTTTCGTATGAGATGTATTATACGGGCTTCTGCTTGTTATGTCAACAACTTTATACCTGCTTATTCGCTTCTATTTCTAGATCGATTAGGAGTTCTGCATAATGAATAACTTTGCGTAAGTCATCGACTCCACCCTTATCTCTCCAACGAGTAATGTACTTTACAATACACCCTTCAGAAAAAGTTAATCCATTCTTTTCTGCGTATTCTGTAGGTTGAATAGCATACTTTTTATAGTGGTCTCCACCAATTTGCTTGTCCCACGCACTCATACATTCCACTCCTTTTCTTCTTCGATAGCCATTTGACACATTTGTATATAGTCTTTATCTTCTTCACCTAGTATAGACCAAAACTTACTTACTTCGAGAGTAAGATCATAGGCAGCCTCTTTATCCTCCAGATGTTGGTTGCTTTCCATTATCTGCTGGAGCTTGTCCATTCTCTGATTGATCTTCTGTTTCAGTCTCATAAGTAGTAGCCTTTTTATAGTATAGAATGATTTCTTTAGTCTCTTTAAAGTATCTGCGTAACTCTTGTAAATTTTCGGACATCTTCTCGTACCCGTCTGGAGTAAGTGCAAATACTACAAATTGTCCGTCAAGCATCTTTTCAATCTCTGCTCGCTTCTCTTCATAGTTTTCTTCTGTTATTATCCAGAAATTAACATCGAGTAAGTCTATTTCACGGGGGAGAGGTGGCTGATAGATACGAATAGGAACTGTTTCTATCTTAGTAATTACAACAGGCTCCGGCATTACGTATGGTGCTGGCATGTCTTTACCCCCAAACCAAGAACACCCACTAACAAGTAGTAATGATGCTATACTAATCGTCCTCATTTTCAACCTCCTTCGACTCTTCTTCTATTGTTCTAAAGATACCTGCGGTGGCTTTATTTACTCTTTTTTCAATCATGCCAGGTCTTGCTCTTGCAAGCCTAGTAAGATTGTGATCTTTAAATACTTTCATAAAGTTAGACTTCTCAGCTTGAAGAGAGGCTGTTACAGCAGTAAGTTCAGTTACTTGAGCCTGCTGTACTTCTCTTCGAGCTTCTAGTTCCGCGACCTTCGTCGCATTGTTCTCGGCTGCTGCCTGTAGTACATTGTTGTTCTCTTTAAGAGTACGGTTATTAGCTTCTAACTGAATAACCGCATTCTCTAACTTCGCAACAGTAACTTGGTGATACGCATATGCACCACCAGCAGCTCCGACTACGCCTAAAAGAAGGATGACTTTAAGATACATTTTCTAGTCGTACCATGAGGCGTTCCGCACGATTCGTCACTTGCTTATGCCAGCGAGAATCTCGTCCTTCGACGGCAGCCTTCGTCCAATCTCCTTCGTCTAGTGCAGCACAGAAGTTCTTAAACTTTGACAAACGAGGACGTCCCATATTGAACATCATGTTTACCACAATCTCTTGAACTTCTCCCGGAAAGTCATTCCATTTGGGGCCAAAAAGAACTTCGCATTCGTCAATAGACGTATCCAGATCCTGTTCAAACGCTTCCCAAACCCGCTCTGTCGATATCGGCGTACCCAAGGGTGAACCAAATTCCGAATCGTTCTCAATAACAAGATGACCAACACCAAAAGTAGCCAGGCCAAGATGGTCATTATAGATTTCATACTTGACACCTTCGTCCTCCTTCAGTTGATTAAATACTTCTTCTCTATTCATTTATACTCCAATTTTTAATGGTAGACCTTTCGATGTCTTCCCATTCTCTTGCTTTTACATCATAAGCGATAAGTTTGTTTGACAAGAGACTAAAATTTACTTTAAATATAGTTTTCAAAGTGTATGTTTTTGTTATCTCTTTTCCACTGTTTAAACTTTCATACGTTATATCGACATTGCCGTTTCTCAATGCCTGTTCAAGTTTCACAAATCTGTTTCCTTTACAAAGATGCCATCAATCATCTTTCCTTTGCGATCTTTAATGTCAATCCACGCGGTCTCTAGACAATCCATCATAGAGTAGTTGTTCCGTTCCATAATATTAATAAGCACAACCATAATATCGCCAATATCGTCTTTCATGTCTCTGCCTTTGCACATATTGTCTGACAGTTCCCCACATTCTTGAATGAGCTTACAGAACTGATCTTTATCAGTGCTGCCATCAATCAAATTGCGGTCTCTGTGCCAGATTCGTATGCGCTGTTGCATAACATCACTGTTTCCTCTTGACTCTCCGTTCCAAACGTCATTCATAAATAAGGATTTCCTCCATACATTTCAGGGTACTGAGCAAGCATCATACTGCCTTGCCAGTTAGTATATAACAATCCAGCTAGAATTGCTACAGTTAAAATTATGTTTCTAATACGTTTCATTAGTCTCCCCAGACGTCTCCACCGTTCTGGCAGAGAATTTCTTTGCAGGCTACTGCAATTTCTGAGCACTCTTTCTGAGTGCCGTTACCGCCACGAAGATCACAGAAGTGCATCCACGAGCGTAAAGTTCCTGTCATATATAGTCGAGTATGAGTGTTACCTTCTGGCAATACTGCTCTCGCTTGTTCTTTTGCAATTCCCATTCTTATAGCCCATGTGTAGGCTTCAGTAGCGGCATCGATTACTTCTCTCTGTTTTGTATGCCAAGCAATTTCTAGACCATCATTATCCGCAGGAATACTATTCTGTCTATTCCGTGGGTCTTGCAGCCTAGCCTCTCTCGTAGAGAAATCCAATGCTTGAGTAGGGTCTGCATAGCGTTGACTAAATTCCTGAAAACTAAAAGAACGGTGCCGCAGAATCTGTCTAGCAATATCTCTTGTAGTTTCAATCTCAATACAAGCACTTGCCATCTCAAAAGGGCTAAAGTGTGCTTCTTTTTTAAGATACTTTAACAACTTCGGAGCTGTTCTCTCATTGTCCTGATTTGCAGGATTACTAACTCTCGCACAATAGGCGATGACTTTCATGGCCTCGGGGGTAATCCAAACTAAGTTTACTAACATACAATCTCCTCTGATTAAGTATATATTATAGGACGTTCCGGGTTGTATGTCAAGACTTATTTTCGCGATGCTAACTTGAGCAAAAAAAGTTCTTGACACATTTTGCTATCGGTGGTATAATATACTCTGAAATTAGTACCAGTATAGCTGTGCTTTTTTCAAATCCGTAAATTAAAACGATTGTTACGCTTCCGAAAGGGGCAAGTATTCTTTCTTGTAAGGAGAAAACTATGAATAAAATAGATTTAGATAGGTTTTTTGTCGGTTTCGACAATTTAATTAACAGTCCCATGTATGCTCAGCATCAGATGACTCCAGAGTATCCACGCTACAACATTGAAAAAATTCCCAGCGGTTACATAGTGCATGTAGCAGTACCAGGCTGGAAACGAGAACAAGTATCAGTGAACGTTCACAACCGTATTCTCTCCATTAAAGGAGATAAGAAAGAAGATAGCGCTGGAAAAGAATGGATTCATAAGGGCATCTCCGGTAAAAGTTTCGAGAAGAATCTTAAGCTTGATAACACCTTAGAGGTTGTCGAAGCTATTATGGAAGATGGAATGTTACAGATAAGTCTAATGTATTCGCCCTCTAGTAAGCCCACGTCAATACCTATTGGGTAACTTCTGGAGATTTAAATGAAGAACTTCGTAAAGGAAAAGTGGGATGTACTTGAGGCTGTATTACAAATTATGGTGGTGCTATCTGCACCGCTTGCGTATATGGCTATTAGTTACGTCCACGCTTAAACGGTGAAAGCTGGGGCAATAGCCCCGGCTTTTTTATTGGAAAATAATTATGAAAATACCCCTTAAGTATAGGAATAAACCTTTTGTTCTATTCGCAACAGGGCCCTCACTCACTGAAGAAGTGGTAGAGAGTATAAGACCGTACAGAGACAAGTTCATTATGCTAGGGTGTAATGATTCATATGAAAGAGTTGATTACTTACATGAGCACTATGCTTGCGACGACAAGTGGTGGAGGCATCACGGAGAAGCTGTACGAAAATTAAGGCCAGAATTAAGTTGTTGGTCACAGGCAGGACAAGACTTATGTGACCAATATGGCGTTACTCATATACCGGGGCAGCATAAAGAGGGACTAAGTTTAGACTCTAACTACATTCATTACGGGTCTAACTCGGGGTTTCAGAGCCTAAACTTAGCTTTTCTAATGGGAGGAAATAGATTTATCCTAGTAGGGTATAACATGAAACAAGTAGCTGGATTAACACACTATTTCGGGGATCATCCTAAAGGTTTGAAAGTTACAAGTCCTTATGCTCAATTTGTTTCCGCCTACACAAATATTCAACCAAAGATAAAAGACTTAATCATTAACTGTACCCCCGATTCTGCTTTAACTATGTTTAAAGCAGCGGACTTAGAGAAGGAATTAAAAAAATATGGAAGAGAATAATATAGAACAAGCTAAATATGTAAGTGCATATACCCTTCCCGCGTATAGAATGGGTGATAGCAGGAAAAAAAGTGCTTTTAAGTGTATAGATGAAATCTTAGGAAAAGACTCTACTATAGAAACACACTTGGATGTTAGTGCTGGTCGAGGGGAAACTGTAGAACATATTCGTCATAAAGGAGTACAGAGTAGCGGTACAGAAATAGTACCAGAACTTCTAAAGTCTGACATAGTTTTCGCGTGGAGTCATGAACTACCCTTTGAAGATAAAAGCATTGACTTCATCACCAATTTAGATGCTATGGAGCATTACCTACCTAAGCAAACTGATGCTATACTAGAAGAGTTTGTTAGGGTTGCGAAAAAGTATATTTACTTTACAATTAGCAACAATCCTAGTCATTTACCAGACGGTAGAGATCTACATATTAATATTAAAACATACCCCGAATGGAAAGAAAAACTAGAAGAGTACGGGAAGGTTGATTGGATGTATCCATCCGAGAATAGAATCAGCGAGAGCTTTTTACTAACTTTATCGTGAAAATAGCTATATACAGGGGGACAGCTCCTCACCACACCTTTTCGGCCGATAAGTTTATAGACGGCTTAAAAAAGCATGGGCAAGAATACGAGATCTGGGACATGAATGCTCCAGGTAAATGTGACTTACTAGTAACCTGGGGTATGAGAAATATTGATAAGTTTAAAGGAAAGTATCGTAACTTTCTTTTGTTAGAGGCTGCCTACTTACAGCCACGAATAGACACTAAAAGTTGGCCTCTATGGTATTCTCTAGGCTTTAATGGGTTGAATGGTAGGGGTACCTACTTAAACGAGAATAAAGACTCTACAAGATTTAATAAGCATTTTGATGACGGCAGAGTAAAGCCTTACAGAGAAGCAGGAAATTACATACTTGTGACAATGCAAGTACCTGGGGATGCCTCTCTTAGACATTTCACAGGCTCCTATGATGCGATTATAGAGGGAATAAAAAAGGTTGTAGACCTTCCGACTTTAATCCGTCCTCACCCAAAGGCACCATCTACTAGGGCAGGAGTTATTTCTTGCAGAGAGCCTTTAGAAAAACAACTTGATTCAGCAAAAGCATTAGTAACTATTAATAGTAATTCAGGAGTAGATTCTTTAGTTTATGGAGTGCCCGTTTTAAACTTAGACCCGGGGTCTATGTGCTGGGACCTAGCTATGAAAGATTTTTCAGAACTTACAGATCCTCCAAAACCTGATAGAACGCAATGGCTTAATAATTTAGCGTGGTGCCAGTGGCTTCCTGAAGAGGTAGCCCTTGGAGACGCATGGGAACACTTAAAAACTAATCTGGAGATATTAAACTATGAGACAAACTAACTTAAACTTCCCTAAAGATGTCAGTAAAGCTCCCTACAACGGGCTGTTCTACTGCCATATAAGGGGTGGGTTATTTAGATGGCCTGAGTACATTACATTCTTAAAGAACAGAAATCTATGATTGAGATCTACGGAAAGATGGACTGCAACTATTGTGTGAGAGCACAGGAAGTATGCAAAAACCTTAAACTAGATTATAAATATTATCACCTCGATGATCACTATACTATTATGGAACTGTGGGCAAAGGTTAAGTTTAAAACCTTTCCTCAGATTTTCGTGGATGGAACGTGCATCGGAGGATTCGACGAGCTAATGGAATACACAAATGGAATTAAATAAATTGAAACAACTAGTAATTACTATGGAAGAATGTGGAGAGTTAATCAGAGCGTGCTCTAAAGTGCTAAGACACGGAACCGTAGACGACCCCAAATATCTACAGAACCTTACAGAAGAAATGGCGGATGTTATGGCTATGATGACTGTTCTTAAAAAGACTTACCAAATAGATGGAAGCAACCTAGAGGACTTAGTCCAGAAAAGACTAACGAAAATGCTACAGCAGGGTTATGCGTAAGTTAACCACAATTTGGAAGTTTGCTATAGGTTCTTTTAGCGATGATAAAACTGAAGGCTACGACAATCACATTATGCTATTTCGTAGCATTCTCGTTCTAGTAAACTTTGTTACCTGCTTCTTCATAATTGCCAATACACTGCATCATTGGTAGTTGAGGGCAAAAATAAATCTTGACATTTTTTTCTTCTGCTGTTATAATAGAGGAAATTGACAAAGGATTGAGATGAATTTATTTTACTTAGATAAAGACCTTGACCGCTGCGCGGAGTATCATGTAGACAAACATGTAGTAAAGATGCCTTTAGAAGTAGCGCAAATATTGTGTACCTCTATATGGATCGATCAGTATCTTGGCTTTGTGCCCCGCGCATTAGATAAACCAGAACGAGACTACCTTAATGTTTTAAAGTCAGAAATCAAACATCTACCCCCAGAGGAAAGACCCCTGACCCCATACCTACCAATGATGTACAATCATCCTTGTACGATATGGGCTAGGTCTTCTCTTGACAATCATGAATGGACTCACTGTTACGGTAATGCTCTTAATGAAGAGTATCGTTACCGCTATGGTAAAGACCACAAGTCTATAGCCCAAGTAGTAAATAACCTGCCAGAACCTCAAAGAATGGAGCGTGTAGGTTTTACTACTTTCGGGTTAGCCATGCCAGAAGAACTAAAAGATTACAATGACCCTGTAGAATCTTATCGTCGATATTACCATCTTGACAAAGCAACCTTTGCTAGTTGGAAGTATCGGGAGAAGCCACCTTGGTGGTCAGAAGACTTTGCAGATTATGAACAACGAATTACGAGGGCAGCATGAGAAGAGGTATTAAAAAACAAGAAGGAGAAAACTTAACAGATGCAAACATTAAAAAAGTTGTACGTCTTTTGTCGGCGGAAAAGCCGATTACAAAAAAAGAAGCGTGTAGTATTCTTAATATTAGCTATAATACCACTCGCCTTAGTAAGGTTATCGAAGATTATGAGTTCGACCAAGAGTACAGAAGAACTCGAAAAGCCCAAAAGCGTGGTAGACCCGCTGACAATGCTGAAATTGCAGAAGTCGTAGAGTCCTACTTAGTAGGGGAAAGCTTCTCAGATGTTGCTAGAAGACTCTTTCGCTCTGTAGCTTTTGTCAAGAATATCGTAGAGAACTTAGGCGTGCCTGGAAGGGTAGCTGGGGATGAACGATACGAAACAGAATATCTTCCAGACGAGTGTGTGTCAGATAGCTTTGCTACAGGAGAAGTTGCTTGGTCAGCCAAGTACCACACTTCGTGTGAAGTCTTGGAAGCTGTAAACGCTAAGCACGAAAAACTTTATGGATTATGCTATCGAGTATGGATACGAGAAGCTAGTAGTGAGAATAATATCGGGGGAGGTTACAATGCGTTTGTCCCCGCATATGATCTCGGAAAATTGGAGCATTTAAAAGCTTATGGAATCAATACCGGACGAATTTAGTTATTATGCAATTTTTTGTATAACAACTGCTATCTGTATGTTACGACTCAATGTAAAAGCATTTCGAGAAGTAGGGTATGGGTGGGACTTTAGAGGCGGTCTCATTTATTATGGGATCTCTACCCCCTGTTTTTTAGTAGGAGCACCTATATTTTTTCTAATATACATATTTAGAAGTGCTAAATACTACAATAACTTAAAGGGGTACATCACCGAAATATATCTTGACTCAGATGACAAAAGCTAGTATAATATGTTTTCAAAGATTGAGAAGAGACCAAAAAAGTGGGCTACAATTTTTACCAGAGACAACTTGACGCGACTGGCAATGCTGCCGGTCTACCATTTAAACCTAATAGGAGCAGAAAAATGCCTTGGACAGACGAATCTAAAGCACAGGCTATCGAAGCCTACACGAACGAAGAACCAACTCCAGAAAACAGTATGGAGATTGTAAAAAGTATTGCCGAAGAAATGGGTGAAAGCCCTAATGGTGTACGAATGATTCTAACAAAAGCTGGAGTATATGTTAAGAAAACTCCTGCTGCTGCTAGTGGTGGTGCTAAAGCTGCCCCTACTGGTGGAACTCGAATTAGTAAGGCTGCCGCACAGGAATCCTTAACCGCAGCTCTCACAGATGCCGGTGTAGACATTGACAGTGATATTGTCTCTAAGTTGACTGGTAAAGCTGCTCAGTATTTTGCCGATGCGCTCGCTAAAGTAGCGGCATAAAAAGTCCCCACGGAGCTTGATTGCGCTTTGTCGCTCAGTCCTCTTCGTGGGGCAACCATTATATTAGACCAGTTCACTACGACAAAAGAGGTTTTGCTCAACGTGAATTTGGAGCTAATTAGTGAAAAAAGAAGACTTAAAACTGAAAATTAATAGTGCAGGGGATGCTGTAATTACTTACAAAAGTCCTAATTCTAGGAAAACAAAATATAATGTTTGTACAATAGATTTCAGCACTCCCTATATTCAGGATAAAAAGAATCGGGCTAAAGAAGATGAAGAAACTGTCCTAATGTTTTGTTGGGACACGGATTCCTTTCGCCTAATGAAAGCGGATAACGTCACCTCAGTTGTACCCTTAGCAAATATTTTAAGGAATGAGTGATGGATGTTTATTCAAAAATAATCGTATCGGAACCTTATAGACAGGTTCGACTGACGGTAAATGAGTTTAGAGAAGAGGAATACCTTCATTTGAGAGAGTACTATCTCGATTTTGAAGAAGACTGGAAGCCCTCTAATAAAGGCATTTCTATTCCTTTAGATTTTGAAAACTCAAAAGAATTGTTTATTGGCTTGTCAGAGATTTTATCTATGGCAGAGAATAAACAAGTACTAGAGGAGTTTTTCGGTGAAATTATTAGAGACGTTTACACTAAATAACTCTTGACATTTTATCGAAAAGCCCTCATAATATTCTTTTTAAATCAAGGTATTTATGACTAATATGTTTCTAGCCAAAGCAGCCAAAGCTTATTATGAGGGCAACCCCATAATTTCTGACGCTGAGTTTGATGTTCTTGCCGCAGACGCTGACTACGCTTTAGTAGGTTATAGTGACGAATTTTTTGAATTCGATCACATGTACCCTATGTACAGCTTACAGAAAGCTTTTGTAGGTGAAGAACATCCTCCTTACGACCACGCTACTGGAGCAACAGTAATCACACCCAAGTTAGATGGAGCAGCGGTTTCGCTGGGCTACTACGATGGTGAATTAGTGCTGGCTCTTACTCGGGGTAATGGTAAGAAGGGCAGAAATATTATGAATAAAGTTAAACATCTTGTTCCTACTAGCATTACTCGCAAGGGTGTTGTTCAGATTACAGGAGAAGTTGTTGCCCCCGAGACTATTCCCAACGCTAGAAACTATGCTTCTGGTGCGTTGAATCTCAAGTCCGAAGAAGAGTTTCTCACCCGAGAAGTCCGATTCGTAGCTTATGATATTCAGCCTCGTGTGGAAAAGTTGTGGACGGAAGACATGTCGAATCTCTCTTCGGACAATTTCGACACTGTTCTTGCGTCTAACTGGGCAGGATACCCGCAGGATGGTCTAGTGTTCCGTGTTGACAACAATGCGAAATATGAAGAGTTGGGTTACACCGCTCACCATCCTCGTGGTGCCTTCGCTTTAAAAGAAAGGCCCGCCGGAGTAGTAACAAAACTGCTAGATGTAATCTGGCAAGTAGGCAAATCAGGAGTAGTATCTCCTGTAGCGATTCTAGAACCAGTAATGGTTGGAGAAGCACAGGTAGCCCGAGCTACTCTGCATAACATGAGGTACATAAACGAGCTTAACCTTGAGATAGGTTGTAACGTCGAAGTAATTCGATCCGGAGAAATTATTCCCAGAGTCGTGAGACGAGTAGAAGGAGAAGTACGTGTTTGATGAAACAGGAGATGTCCAAGACGAGAACATTTTTGGGTGGATTGGTCTAAAGGATAATGGGTCACATTATGTAGCTGCAGCAGGTCTGTATGATTACTTCTGGGCTGTGAAGGAAGAAACACGAACTAAAATCATTACAGGATGGATCACTGCTTTAGAAGCATATTTATCCGAGGATTTTGATATCGATAATATAGTGCCTGATGACGGCATTTTGTATATCTCTGCTTGTGAGGACTCTGTAGAGGATAAGTCTACGGACAATATTATTCCTTTTCCTAAAATTATTAGATGAGCGGGGTTTATAACCTTACTTATTTTGAAAATCATCCTGAAGAAGCTACCCGCGAAGGGGTACTCTACTGTGTAGTATTAGTTAATAAACGTACTATGAAACGAGAATGTCTCAAGATAGGCATCGCTTCAGGAAGGAATTGGAAAGATGTATTAAAAAGAAGTCGTGGGTTTAATGGGTATGAAATTCGTATTCAAAGAACATACCACGATTCCCTTTTTAACGTATGGACACTAGAACAAGCCTTACATGAAGAGTATAAGAAGTATAAATATATACCTCAACAAAAGTTCGGTGGATACACAGAGTGTTTCGAAATACAGAAAGAGATTATTTTAGCTATACCAGCACAAAAATAGTTCTTGACTTTTCAACTTAAACCCCGTATAATATCTATTCAAATGTAGGAGAAACTCTGTTGAAAGAAATTGTAGCCCCAACACACTGTCCCAGTTGTTCCACGCCTTTGGTGTGGGAAAACGACCAGTTGTTCTGCTATAATACTTCTTGTGAGTCTAAAACTCATAAGCTGATAGAGCACTTCTCTACTACTTTGAAAATCAAGGGACTAGGCCCATCATCTATCCAGAAACTCAGAATTACTTCAATACCACAAATATATGAGCTGAGTTTGGGCGATATGGTAGAGTCTCTTAACTCCGAGAAACTTGCTACTAAACTATTTGACGAGATACAAGAGTCTAAGAAAGCTAGTCTTTCTGAAATTCTACCCGCTTTTTCTATCCCACTGATAGGCAAATCGGCTTCTTCCAAATTATGTTCAGTAGTAAGTAGTATCTATGACTTTAATGAGGAGGCGTGCACTAAAGCGGGGCTTGGCCCTAAGGCCAGCAATAACTTGCTGGACTGGTACAATACCACGTTTCTCCGCGACTACAAGTGGCTACCTTTTGCATTTGAGTCCGACGAAGTAGTTTCTGTTATTGAGCCGAAAGGTGTGATATGTATTAGTGGGAAACTAACATCTTTCAAAACGAAAGCAGAAGCAGAAAAAGCTCTTATTAGTCGAGGCTATATAGTAAAAAGTTCCTTTACAAAGGAGGTAACTATCCTCGTTAATGAGAGTCAAGTAGAATCTTCAAAAACTAAAAAAGCTAGAGACAGTGGAGTCTCTATCATAACAAACCTTAACCAATTATTAGGAAATTAAAATATGGCTATTCCAAAGTGGAACGACGAACGCACCGCATCTCTTGTAGAGTTTGTAGGCGATGAGTCTCCAGTATCCTACGCTACAGTCGTAGAAGCTGCTAACCAGCTAGAAACCTCACCTCGCTCTATCGCGTCTAAACTTCGCAAGATGGACGTTGCCGTTGAATCTTCAGCAACTGTAACCACTCGTGCCTTTACAGACGCACAAGAGTCTACGTTGCGTCAGTTTGTATCTGACAATGCAGGCGCTCACACTTACGGTGAGATCGCAGACGCTTTTGAAGGCGGAAACTTTTCTTCAAAGCAGATCCAAGGCAAGTTGTTATCAATGCAACTGACCGAGCACGTCAAACCTACTCCTAAAGTAGAAGCTGCTCGTACCTTTACTGAAGCAGAAGAAACTATCTTTGTTGACCACGCAAGTAACGGCGCTTTCTTGGAAGATATTGCAGAGGCTCTTGGCCGAACTGTTAATCAAATCCGAGGCAAAGCTCTTTCTTTGTTACGTTCTGGTGAAATCAGTGCGATTCCTGCACAGAAAGAAAGCAAAGCTGCATCGCGCGTTGATCCTCTCGAAGGCGTTGACGTTAACGGTCTGACTGTTGAAGAAATCGCTGAAGCGATTGGTAAAACTGCCCGAGGTGTTAAAACTATGTTGACACGACGCGGTTTAACTGCATCAAACTATGATGGAGCAGCCAAAGCAGCCAAAACTGCTGGCTAGTCTACCGTTGTACCCTTGCTAGGGCGGGTCTTCGGTCGCGTCCTAGCTTTTTAATGCCTAACAGTTCTTACGGAGATAGTAATAGTGAATCTTGCAAGTGTACTGCTCAAATCTATAATCGCTAACGGCGACATGGATACGTGGGCTGCATCTCAAAAACACTATTTCCCCGTAGAGTTCTCACCTGTGTGGGACTATCTAGACTCCTATGTAAGCACACACAGTGCCCTACCTTCTTTCCCCGCAGCTAATCTAGCTATCAGAGACTCTAACCTTAGAGAAAGATTCTTTGCGCTAGAAAAAGTTGAGGAAGTGGATATTGAAGGTAAGACTTTACTTGAGTACCTCAAAAATGAGTTCACTCAAATAGAAATTATGAATCAACTAGAGACCTATCTTACTAACTCTATCGCAATGGAGTCAGCTTCCGAGAATATCGAGGGCTTACAGAACATTGTAATGGAAGTAGAACAGAAAGTTGAGTTGAAAGACGTAAATGAGGATATGCGAAGAATGTCCTTGTTTGAGCCAGAAGAATCGTTGATACGAAATGTTCCTCTGGGCTTAAACTTAGACTACGACCGCATACAAACTTTTGGGCCTACCGAGCTTGTATTAATAGGAGGCAAGAAAGGTACAGGTAAATCTGTTACTTGTGCTAACATTGCTTCTACAGTATATGAAGCTGGTAACTCCGTGATATATTTCACTATAGAAATGACCGCGCGAGCTACTATGCAGAGATGCTGTTCTATTGCTACAGGTATACCACAGAAAGCTCTAAGGACTCGTAACCTCTCAGTAAATGAGTGGGAGACCCTTGCGCTGTGGTGGTCTGGACGATACGAAGATGGCGAGAAGGCATACACAAAGTACCTGTTCCACAGAGACTTTGATAAGTATCATGCTGAACTAATTGCTAAGCCTTTACGGGAAAAGCAAATAGATATAGTATATGCACCTTCTCTTAATCTTGGTCAAATCCGTACTGAGCTTGATAAGAAAATGGCTAGGCTTAAACCTAGAGTGATCTTAGTAGATTATATTAATCAAGTGAAGCGATCTTCCGTCCCTAATAGAATGGGACAGTATGATTGGACAGAACAAATAGAGGTATCCAAAGCGTTGAAGACTTTTGCGCAAGACTACGATGTTTTGATGGTTTCTCCGTATCAAATTGATGCTACAGGAGAAGCTAGATTCGCAAAAGGTATCTTAGATGCTGCGGATGCCGCTTTTGTATTAGAAACTTACTATAATAAAGAAGGTGTCAAAGAAAATGCTGTTACCTTCGAGTGTACAAAAATGAGAAACGCTGAAGAGAAAAACTTTACCTCTTTGGTTGACTGGGACTCTTTAAGATTTGGTCCTGAAAGTGCCTCAATACCTTCCGCTGATTCTGGGGAAGAGTCTTATGACGATATTGAAGGCGGTTTTGCATGAGTCAAGTTATAGAATTATTAGAAGACAGAGGTATATTTTATAAGCTGTCTGGCAGGGATGTACTAGTGGCGTGCTTAAATCCTGAGCATGAAGATAGAAGCCCAAGTATGAGAATTGATAAAGTTCTAGGTGTGTTCCATTGTTTTTCCTGTGGGTATAAAGGTAATCTATTTGCTCATTACGACGTAGATTATAGTACCACAGCCGTTAAAAGAGAACAGATTAATAGAATTATTGCGAATTTGCGGTCCGCTGGGGTGGGCCTACAGCTTCCAGAACAGGCTATGCCATACATAGGTAATTACAGGGGCATAAAACCAGAAACGTATAAGAAGTTTGGCGCTTTTCGCCATCACGTTTCGCCTTTTAGTGGTAGGATTAACTTTCCTATTACGGACACTTCTGGAAGGGTTGTTGCGTTTCAAGGTAGAGATGATACAGACACTCTACCCAACAAATATATGTTCCACCCCAGCGGGGCTAAGCTGCCTTTGTTCCCTAATGTTCGCCCACTTCAGGGGCGAGTCATTCTAGTAGAAGGCATATTTGATATGTTAAACCTTCATGACAACGGACTAGAGAATGCTATATGTTGTTTTGGAGTGAAGAACTTTTCAGAAACAAAACTTAACTTTCTGAAGATTTCTGGAGTACAAGGTCTTGATATAATGTTTGATGGAGACCATGCGGGAAAAGAAGGAGCCGAGCAAGTAAGAAAAATAGCCGGTAATTTCCCTACAAAAATAGTAAAGTTACCAAATGATAGAGACCCGGGGTCTCTAGACAGTAAATATATTGAAACTTTAAGGAAGAATTTATATGGCTAAGGTAGCCCTAGTACAATCTAAACCTGGTAAGATGGATTGGGAGCAGAACTTTGATAAAGCGTTTGAGATAGACGTTTATTCACTCGCTTCAGATCCTACACTAACGAAAGTTCTTAAAAAAGATGTAGATATTCAAATTGATGTTGACGCTTATGAGTGGGTTATTGTTGTGGGTTCAGAAGCCTTAAAATACTTCACGAAAGTAACTCAAGTTATGCAGTATGCAGGAACTATTGTAGACGATAAATTTTTACCTATTATTAATCCCGCAATGCTCTCCTTTAAACCAGAAGCTAAGAAGGCGTATGATACTGCTAGAGCCAACATACAAGGATACATATCGGGGGACAAGAAGAAGGTAGAAATAAATGACGAAAAATTTGTCGGTATTACAACGACTGAGGGAACTTTGGAGTACATTCAGAGATGTATTGACTCGCCCCTCGACTATATCGGAATCGACTCAGAGACTACTGGTCTGTATCCTCGGAATGGGCATATTCTTGGTATTAGCTTGTGTTATAAACTTGATGCAGGTGCTTATATTAATGCCGATACTATTGATGACTCCGTAGAAGAGAAACTTCAGGAGTTGTTTGACAAGAAGCGTATGGTATTCCATAATGCTAAGTTCGATATTCCAATGTTTGAGTATCACTTCAATGTGAAAATCTCACGGTTTGAAGATACAATGCTCTTGCACTATATGCTTGATGAAAACCCAGGCACTCACGGCCTGAAGATGCTAGCTATGAGGTATACAGATTACGGTGACTACGAGAAACCTATGTATACTTGGATGGATGATTATCGTAAACAACACGGTGTATTAAAAGATGATTTCAAATGGGAGTGGATTCCTTTTGAGGTTATGCAGACTTATGCTGCCATTGATGCCTGTGCTACCTTTACAATTTTTGAGAAATTCGAACGAGCATTACAGAAAGGTAACCCCAAGTTAATGCGCGTATACAAAGATATATTGTTGCCTGCATGTAGATTTCTTATCTCTATGCAAGATAACGGTGTCCCCTTTGATGTAGATAGACTAGTTGCTGGACAAACTCTTATGGAGAAAGAAATCTATGCAGCAGTAGAAACTTTACAGGCTCACGAAGCTGTAATAAAGTTTCAAAAAGAAGAAGAGAAGACGTTTAATCCTAACAGTGTTCTTCAATTAAGAAAGTTACTATTCGACTATTTAAAGCTAGAGCCAGTTGGAATTAAGACTGCTAAAGGAGAAAACTCTACTAATGCGGAAGTATTAGATAAGTTGTCTCTTCAGCATGAAATTCCTAAACTAATCCTAGACGTTCGTAAGAAAACTAAGATTAAGAATACTTATCTTGATAAGATTATTCCTCAACTTGATCGAGATAGTCACTTGAGAACTAACTTTAATTTACACGGAACTACCTCTGGAAGACTGTCTTCTAGTGGTAAACTGAATATGCAACAGCTTCCTCGTGATAATCCTATTGTGAAAGGATGTATTAAAGCGAGCGCGGGGCATAAGATTGTTGCAATGGATTTAACAACTGCCGAAGTATATGTTGCCGCAGTTCTAGCAGACGACCTTGAACTTCAGGACGTATTCCGTTCTGGAGGTAATTTTCACTCTACGATCGCTCACAAGGTGTTTAAGTTAGATTGTGAAATCGAAGACGTTGCAGAACAGTATAAAACATATCGCCAAGCTGCTAAGGCTGTAACCTTTGGTATCATGTATGGTGCTGGACCAAAGAAAATTAGTGAGCAGGTCACTAAAGACGGTGGAAAGTTAAGCCCTACAGAAGCGTCAGAAATTATTAAAGAGTACTTTGGTGCATTCTGGAAACTGAGAGAGTGGTTGGACAATATGAAAGATGATATAAATACTCATGGATATATATACTCTCACTTTGGAAGAAAGAGAAGGTTGCCTGAAGCGAAAATTCCAGTGCTCGATCGTGGGTCGCAAAGTTACAAGAGCGTCGGCAGAGGCGGTTGGGAAAAGCATCATCACAATACTCAAGCGCAAAGTCATGGAGTAAGATCAGGAATTAACTTCCTAGTTCAGTCTGCGGCTTCTGATATAAACTTAATCGGGGCTATGGAAGCTCATGCTATTATAGAACAGAAAAATATGAAGAGTAAAATGTTTGCTCTTGTACACGACTCTGTGCTAGCTGAAGTACCTCTCGACGAAATTGACGAGTACTGTAAGATACTACAGGAACAGATACAGAAAGACCGAGGTATTTATATCTCTGGGGCGCCTGTAGGCTGTGACTTTGAAATTGGAGAGGACTACTCAATGGGTAAGTTCAGCGAAAAATATGGTAGTATCTTTAACGTATAAACAAGTACTTCGTTTAGTAAAGTTTCCTGTCTATGCTCTAGATACCGAGGACTTCTATGTTCGTGATGGCTTATTACTAGTGAATGAGTTAGTTGTCGATGATAAGAACCAGCCTGGGGATACTCTAGGGCAACGCAGGTTACAGACACCACACAAAATTAAACGTATATCTAAAGTATACTGGGAGTTTTTAGACTTAGTAAAGTTTCCTAGCACCGTATTGATTGACACCAATGGTGCAGTCTTTGAGTATACTAAGACTAGCTTTGAGAAGTGTGTATCGTTAAAAATAAAAAAGAAGGAACTTTTTGATACCCATAGTAGAATATGGTTAAAAGGAGTTAATTTTCCCTTTATATTAAGAAGACCTCCTACTGGTAAAAACTGGGCACAGGTCTTATATTTAGACTCTAGCCCGTGGCTGTTGTATAGTTTGTCCGAAGATAAGCTAGAAGATAGCAAAAGGAAAATTTAATGGGAAGAAGGAATACAAAGAGAGACGTTTTATCTGCACTTAATTTCTATTTGAAAGAGATCGAGCCTCTAACTACGGCGCAGGTCAAAGTGTTTGACACCAGTAAGCATTTAATGTTACATGGGTGTGCAGGAACAGGTAAGACATTTATTTCCCTTTATCTAGCATTAGATGATTTACAGAAAGAAGAGTATAGTAGAATAGTTTTAGTTAGAAGTGCCGTCCCCACAAGGGAAATGGGATTTCTTCCCGGAACAGAAGATGAAAAATCTAAGGTCTACGAAGCTCCTTATGTAAGTATTATGCAAGAATTGTTTAGTCGTGGAGATAATCCTTATGGACAATTGAAGCAGAAAGGAGTTATCAATTTTTTAACCACCTCTTATATTAGAGGCACAACTTTTAATGATAGTGTAATTATTGTGGATGAGTGTCAAAATATGACTTTCCATGAGTTAGACAGTATCATTACTAGAGTAGGTAAAAATTGTAGGATTATTTTTTGCGGCGATTTTTTCCAGTCTGACTTGAGAAATAGTGGTTTAAAAGACTTTATGAAGATAATTAAAGGTATGAATGAGTTTGATTTTATTGAGTTCGACATATCGGACATTGTAAGAAGTAACTTTGTGAGGAGCTATCTTACAGAGAAGTACACAAAAGGTATACTATGAAATACGATGTAGAAATGGATGAAATAAACAGGAAAATAGATAGACTACTAAGTAGAGTAGAGACTATTAGTGAGAGACTAGCGGGGGTGGAAAACTTCGTAGTAAGTCGAAGAAATGAAGAACGCTCTAAAAGAAACCTAGAAGAAGAAATGTGGACTAAATGAAAGCAATAGTTTCTAACAGAATTTATATGGATATAGACCCTTCTACCTTCCCAGAGCTAGATAAGGCTTTAACCTATAAAATTGATACCTACAGGAGAGACGACCCTCCTCAAGTCATTAAGAATTTACGAAAAATTAGCAGTGGCTTAGTATCAATACCTGTTGGGAGATTTGATCTCATTCCTCCAGGATATGAAATTAAGGATAAAAGAGTAGAGATACCTGTGAAGTTTCCTAAGTTCAGATTTGAGCTTAGGAAAAGCCAGCAGGATGTTTACGATGCTCTTGATGATAATGCGGTTATTAACGCTTTTGTATCTTGGGGCAAGACTTTTACTGCCCTAGCTATAGCAGCTAAACTTGGTCAGAAGACTTTAATAGTTACGCATACAGTTGCTTTAAGATCTCAGTGGGAGAAAGAGATTAGAAAAGTTTTTGGAATAGAGCCAGGGATAATAGGGTCAGGACAACATAACCTAACGGCTGATATAGTTGTAGGCAATATACAAACCTTGTATAAGATAAAAGACCAGATTACTAAATCCTTTGGCTGCATCATTATAGATGAGTGCCATCATATTCCAGCAAATACTTTTAATAGACTAGTAGATGCCAGCTACGCTAGATATAAGATAGGGCTCTCTGGCACTGTAGAACGAAAAGATGGTAAGCATGTTTTAATGCCAGATTACTTTGGTCATACTAAGTTTACGCCCCCTAAAGAAAACTTTATGGAGCCTACTATAGAAGTTATTCAAAGTAACATTGTTTTTATGGATGGAGCTAAGATACCTTGGGCTAATAGAATTAATGATTTAGTCCAACAAGAAGAGTATGGAAAACTTGTAAGTTTTTTGGCCGCAGCTTATAGAGCTAAGGGGCACAAAGTATTACTAGTTTCTGACAGGGTACATTTTCTCACTAGAATAAGTGAAACATTAGGGGAGGCTTGCGAGTTAATAACTGGGAAAGTTCCTCTTAAAGAGCGAGAGAAGAAAATAGAACGAGTTCAAAGTGGAAAAGTAAATATACTCCTAGGGACTCAAAGTATTTTCTCAGAGGGGATTAGTGTAAATCCTCTAAGCTGTCTTATTCTAGCAACTCCTGTGAATAATACTCCACTGTTAACTCAGTTAATAGGAAGAGTAGTTAGAGAATACCCAAATAAACCTAGTCCTATAATAGTTGACATTAACTTAAAGGGCAAGACCGCACAAAAGCAGGCAAAACTTCGCTTAGGGCACTATATGCAACAGAACTATAAGATACATTTCAGGGAGATGTGACGAAAAATAGTTCTTGACATGGTTACTGTTTGCCTGTATAATATACACTGAATTTGAGACTTATACTTTGATTTTTTATAACTGGGAAAAAATATACAGGGATACTGGAGGTAAAACTTCTGGCATACTGTCTATCATTTCATACTTAACATTTCCACACTTACCTATTAATAGATATGATGCTACATATCAATTAAGCTTACAGGATTGGTCTGGGGATAGTTTTTTATTGTTCCCAGAAAAACTTATAGTACATAGGAAAGAATTCGGAGACCCGGAACTAGCACAGTATGTGGCACTGGCTAGTTTTCGCAGCTATGCTGAATATAAAGCCACACGCAAAACTACCCTAGATATGCTATTAGCACCTACAGGGCAAAAACTAATCGACTACAACAGGCTACTTACCCGAATAAATGAGCAAATATACTTTTGTTGGGAAGAAGTCACACACTAAAGGAAAACATTATGAAATTTATGACATCATCAGGCGGCGCTAAGAAATCTAACTTAGAGCAGTACACTTATAAAAATGGCGATAACTCAGTACGAATCTTCGGAGATCTTCTCCCTAGGTATATTTATTGGGTTAAAGGCGAAAACGACAAGAACATTCCTATGGAGTGCTTATCTTTTGACCGTGACGCTGAAAAGTTTATGAATAGCGAGAAAGATTGGGTACGAGAGTACTATCCCGACCTTAAATGTGGTTGGTCTTACTCTATTCAGTGTATTGATTTAGGTGACGGTAAAGTAAAAGTACTTAACCTGAAAAAGAAATTGATGGATCAAATTTTAGTAGCAGCAGAAGATCTTGGAGATCCCACAGATTCAACTGTTGGTTGGGATATTCACTTCAAAAGAACTAAAACTGGGCCTAACGTGTATAACGTAGAGTACCAGCTACAGACTTTGAAGAGTCAAAAAGGTATTCGTCCTCTCACTGATGCAGAATCAGAAGCTTGTAGTGCTGCAAAGCCTATTTCCGAGATGCTACCGCGACCTACTCCAGACGCTCAAAAAGAGCTGTTGGAACGCATTATGAATGCAGGTGCCGACGCAAACCAGGACGAATCTATCTCTGACGAATTTGATATATCCTAATGAAGATATTATTCTCCGCCGACTGGCATATAAAGTTAGGGCAGAAAAACGTACCCGTAAACTGGGCGCGTGCTCGATATGATAGCTTCTTTCACCAGATTTACCTGTTAGAAGACGATGCAGACTTGCATATTATTGGCGGTGATATATTTGATAGAATACCAACTCTAGATGAGTTGGAGCTATACTTTCATTTTATTAGAGGCTGCACTATAGAGACTCTAATATATGACGGCAACCATGAAGCAACTAGAAAGAATAAAACTTTTTTTAATTCTTTAAAGGAAGTAACAACTTCTTTAAATAGTTTAGTTACTATAGTAGACGAAGCTTACGAAGACTCTCGTGGTTTTAGTATTCTTCCCTACTGTGACTTACATAAGAAAGGTTCTATCGAGATGCTTAATAAAAACTTTCCGGTTTTTACTCATGTGAGGGGTGAAATACCTCCTCATGTGACCCCGGAAGTTGACTTAGATCGCTTTAGTGGGTTCCCCGTAGTTTTTGCGGGAGACTTACATTCTCATTCCAACTGCCAGAAAAATATAGTCTACCCAGGAAGTCCTATGACGACTAGTTTCCATAGATCTAAAGTGGAAACAGGAATAATAATGATACTGGATGATTGGGACTGGTACTGGGATAAGTTAGAGCTACCACAACTTATTCGTAAAACGGTTAGTAACCCTGCGGAAATGACCACGGGGCTTTATGACCACGTTATTTACGAACTAGAAGGGGATTTAGGTGATTTAGCTAAAGTGTCTTCTTCTGATCTTCTTGACAAGAAAGTAGTTAGGAGAAGCTCAGAAGCAGCATTAGTTCTAGATAAAGAGATGACTTTAGGAGAAGAACTAGTAGAATATCTAACGTATATTCTAGAGATAACCGAAGATAAAATACCAGCTATATTAGGGATATACAATGATTATATTAAAAACCTTGAAGTGGAATAACTGTTTTTCTTACGGGGAGAATAACTCATTGGATTTATCAAGTGCTCAACTCACCCAAATATTAGGGGTAAACGGAGTAGGTAAATCTTCTATTCCTCTTATACTAGAAGAAATATTGTTTAATAAGAACTCTAAGGGGATAAAGAAAGCCGATATTCCCAACAGAGAATTAAACGTAGGTTACTCTATCAGTCTCAATTTTACCAAAAGTTCGGACGAGTACGAAATAGATCTACAAAGAAAGTCTAATTTAAAAGTAAAGTTTACTAAGAATGGAGAAGATATTAGTAGTCATACGGCTACTAATACTTATAAGTCTATTGAGGAAGTTTTAGGCATTGACTTTAAAACTTTCTCTCAAGTCGTATATCAGAATACTAATGCTAGTTTGAATTTTCTTACTGCAACCGATGCTAATCGTAAAAAATTTCTGATTGACTTGTTAGGACTAGAGAAGTATGTAAAACTCTTCGATATTTTTAAAGAAGCCTCAAGAGAAGTTGAGCATGAGTATGCAAACCTCGAAGGGCGTATTTCAACAGTAGAAAAATGGTTAGAAAATAACAAACTAACGGATACTACCCCACAAGAACTTGTAGAGCTTCCGAAAATCTCGGAAGCTGACGAGGAAGAACATAGTTCTCTTACAACTGAAATTAAAAACATTGCATCAACTAATCGTAAAATTTTTCAAAATAACCAATTCAAAAGTTTGTTGAAAGAAATTAATATACAGGAGATTCAAGCAATTGAAGCCTCTGAACATATTTCTTATGATGAGTTGCAGGCACAGTTAGGAGCTATAGCGGGGTCGATCAGTTCAGGGGAAAAAGCAATAAGAAAAATGGAGAACTTGGAAAATGTATGTCCTACCTGTGAACAACCCATTACAGAAGACTTTAAAACAAAGCATATCTCCCAAGAACAAGAAAAAGTCCAAACCAGAAAAGACGAGCATCTTAATATCCAGAAGGAAATTAAAGAAATTCAAAAGAACAATGAAAGCTTCGTCTTGAAAAGTAAGAAGCAACAAGAATGGGAAGAGCTTTATCGATCTGTAGACAATGATATGCCTACTGTTTTAGTTGATGAAGAAGTTTTAAAGATTCGTATTACGGATATTAGAACTACAATCGCTCACCAAAAGAATCAAATAGATCTTTTACAGCGAGAGAATAATGTTCGTTCAGCCTTTAACGCTAAGATAGAAGTTATAACCGAGCAGACGGCTGATTTTGAGAAACAACTAGCAGAAGTAGTAAATCGATATAAAGTTCTAGGGGTCAAGAGAGGCAACCTTGAAATATTAAAGAAAGCTTTCAGCACAAATGGACTCATTGCGTATAAAATAGAGAACCTTGTTAAAGAACTAGAGGAACTAACCAGCGAGTATCTAGCAGAACTCTCAGACGGTCGTTTTACTTTAAATTTTGCTGTGAACAATGACAAACTTAACGTAGAAGTAACTGATCACGGAAAGATAATAGACATTCTCGCACTTTCGAGCGGAGAGCTTGCTAGAGTAAATACAGCTACTCTTCTTGCAATTCGTAAGTTAATGAATAGTTTATCTTCTAGTCAGATTAATGTTCTATTTTTGGACGAAGTTATGACTGTCCTAGATGAAACAGGGAAAGAAAAGCTAGTAGAAGTCCTATTAGAAGAAAATCTCAATACTTATCTAGTAAATCATGGTTGGTCACACCCTCTACTAGAGAAAATAGAAGTAATAAAAGATCCACGCAATATAAGTAGGTTGGTAGCATAATGGTAGATTCAAGAGCAAAAGGACAGCGAGGAGAGTATCTTGTAAGAGACATGCTTCGTGATGCATCCGGCCTACAGTTCGAGAGAGTCCCCAGTTCGGGGGCTCTTGCTTACTTAAAGGGCGATTTATACATACCGGACGCTAATAATGCGTTTTGTATTGAGGTAAAGAATTACGAGAAATCCCCTCTAAGTGATAAGGTATTTACGAATAAAACTAACTATCTATTAGTTTGGTGGGAAAAAATAGTAAAACAAGCAGAGCTTAAACTTCAGCAACCTTTGTTGTTCTTTAAGTACTCTAGATCAAAAGTATTTGTAGTAACAACTATACAACCAAAAAATACTAAATTTATGTATATTTCTTGGTTAGACTGTTATGTGTGTCTAGCCGAAGAATGGTTGGAAAATGAAAAGATGGAGTGGACTCGTGGCCAGTTTTAAACAACAAATAATGGAACCAAATAAGAATGCTCTTATTGTAGATGGTATGAATTTAGCGTTTCGCTGGAAGCATCAAGGTAAACTAGACTTTAAACAGGACTATATCAATACTGTTAAGAGTCTCGCTCAATCCTATGATTGTAGTAAGATTATAATTGCAGGAGATCAAGGCTCTAGTGGTTACAGAAAGTTTATTGACCCTCAGTATAAAGCTAATAGAGCAGAGAAGTACAAAGACCAAACAGAACAAGAAAAAGAAGACATTAAGTTATTTTTCGAAGAATTTGAAAGAACTCTAGAAGCTCTAGAAGACCAGTTTCTTTTGTTAAGATACGCTAACGTAGAAGCCGATGACTTGGTTGCTTATGTAGTGTCTAAGCGAGAAGAAATGGGCATTGAAGACATCTGGATGATTTCAAGTGACCGTGACTGGGACTTACTTGTAAACGAAAATGTATCAAGATTTTCTACAGTAACTCGCAAAGAGACTACTGTATTTAACTGGAATGAGTTTTTCGATTTTCCTCAAGAAGACTATATCTCTTTTAAAGTTCTGACAGGAGATAAAGGAGATAATGTAGATGGAGTTCCAGGTATTGGCCCCAAGAGGGCTACAGAACTTATAAAGCAATACGGTACAGCATTTGATATTCATGATGCTTTACCAATAAATAGTAAGTATAAATATATTCAGGCTCTTAATGCGAGCAAGGAAATGATATTAAAGAACTATAGGATGATGGATTTGGTCAGCTACTGTGCTGAAGCAATAGAACATCCTGGGCATAGTCTACTAGAAATAGATGAACGAGTAAAGGAATATATAGATGTTAATTGATTATGGAAGAGATCGTCTTCTATCTACGTTTGGTATCCAGACGTTAGAAGATAGGTATATGGTTGAAGGAGAAACTTCTCCTCAGGACGCTTTCGCACGTGCGGCGAAAGCCTTTGCAGATGATGAAAGTCATGCACAGCGTTTGTACGATTACGCAAGCAATTTGTGGTTTATGTTTTCTACCCCAATTCTCTCGAACGGGGGGACAACCCGTGGGCTCCCTATCTCTTGTTTTCTCAACTATGTTGAAGATAGCAGAGAAGGATTAACCGGGCACTACACTGAGAACGCATTCTTATCCTCAGTGGGTGGCGGGGTTGGCGGAAGCTGGA